CATATTATAACCATCCTATTGATAATGATGATTATTGGGTAACATTCCTCCCAATATTAAATACATTATTTTCTTTACTTACTTTATATATTGGATGTAAAACAAAAGAATATGACAACAAAAACAATATTTTCAAACCTAAAAAAGTAAAAAAGAAATGATATTTTAATTTAATACCTTAACATTGATTTGTTAAGGTATTTTTTTTTATATTTGTCACAAAATGGCAGTATATGAATGGAGTAGCTTTAAAACAAGACTTTAATATTATAAAAAACAATCCATTAGCGCCTCAAACTACTGGAGTAGTAGAATCTGCATTTGATGAGGTGTGTTGTTTTGATATTACTTTTCTAGCCGAAACAGGATCACCTACAAGCGACTTAAAAAACGATAAAACATCATTTATTTGGTTCCTAGACAATAATTTTGTAAGCGCTCAAATGACCTTACAAAAGTATGTAAACGGTATTTGGACTGATAAAACAGCATTAATAGACGCCACTTATGGTACTTTTTTTGCGTACGGTTATGGTGGGAAAACGCTATACGATGAAGACCGTATTGGTTACTTATTAGACTTTAATAAAGTTTTTAATGCAGCAACATACGGAGAAGGTAAATATAGAGTAAAGTGTACAGGAACAACTATATTATCAACTACAATAAATTACTTTAGTTTTGAGTTTTGCCTATCAAAATACTTTGATTACGTAGCCGATAACACAGTGCGCCTAGAATGGTACAAAAACGGTAATGATGGTAGAATATCAGATATATCACTTAAAAACGACTTTGATTCACTTAATTGGTACAATTCAATAAGGCTGCCAAATGCTTACTTTGGACTTGAAAAACAAACCAAAGATAAAACATTTGTTAAGTATCAAAACGGTAATGAAGTATGGCTATCCGATAATATCGAAATTGAATATACGTTAAAAGTTATAGCCGTTGAATTTTGGCTAATTAATTTAATAAGCTTTGATTTCAATACAAATTCTGAAATGTATGTTACTGACTACAATAGCACAAATCAAACCGTATTCATTAAACAGCCTATAAGTTCAATAAGTGGAGCCAATATAACCTATACCGATGGTTCAAACCTTGTAAGTGCAGAATACATTTATAAGCCGTTAATTAATAATTTTGTACATAAAAGAGGGTAAAAAATGAATAGTATTTTAACTAAAATATCGGATATAAAACTTAATCCTAATAATCCAAGATTAATAAAAGACGATAAATTTGAAAAATTGGTAAAGTCGATTAAAGACTTTCCAGAAATGCTTAATATTCGACCTATTGTTGTTAATAACGATATGGTTATATTAGGCGGTAATATGCGTTTTAAGGCTTGTAAAGAAGCAGGACTAAAAGAAATACCAGTAATTATTGCCAGCGATTTTACAGAAGAACAACAACGTGAATTTTTGATAAAAGATAACGTTTCAGGTGGCGAATGGGATTTCGATATGTTAGCCAATGAATGGGATGTTGAGGATTTAGCACATTGGGGTTTAGATATACCTAGTTTTGCAAATGATGTTGATTATTCAATTCTTGATGATGATGATGTTTCAGAGCAGTTAGAAAATATGGCTGATGGAGTGAAAAAAGCTATTCAAATAGAATTTGAAGCTGAACACTACGAAGAAGCTTATACACTTGTTAAATTTTGGCGTGAACGTGAAGCGTATGTAGGTGGTATGATTATGGAATATTTGAAATCTGAAAAAGAAAATTTATGATTTGTTTTATACCAACAAAAGGACGATTAAATACTAAAACTTATAAACTATTTAAAGATGTTGGAATTGAGGTAAAGCATTTTATTGAGCCACAGGAAATAGAAAAGTATCAGGTTCCAAATAAAATATCTATTTTAGAAAATGATAAAGGAATAGGATATGTTCGTAATTTTATGCTAAATTATGCAAGACAAAATAATTATGAATGGGTTATAATTTGCGATGATGATGTAGACCATTTTGGAATATATGACAATGGCAATATAAAAAAAGATGCTAGTATATGGTTAGATATTTTTAATAAAGTTAAAGATTTACCATTTGAATTAGTAGGCATAAATTATAGGCAATTAGCTTGGACTGAAAAAACAAGTTATTCAATTAATAAGAAATTTGCAGAAGTTTGTGTATTAATGAATATATCTAAAATTAAATGGAATTACAGACCTGAATTTAATTTGAAAGAAGACCGGGACTTTACTTTACAGACAATTAAAAAAGGAAACGGAATTTTAAGATTTAATAAATATTTTTATAATTGTCCAGATGTCGGTTCAAATATAGGAGGTCTTCAAGACCAATATAAATCAAAAAAAGATGAAGATTCTGCAAAAAAAATGTGTTATGAATGGCATCCGTTTGTAACTTTAAAAAAGAAAGGTGACAGAGTTGATATGAAAACTGACATAAAAGAATTAGCAACACATTATAAAAAACAAGTAAAATGAAACGTATTGATTTGATAAAAGTAGAACACAATAGAAAAATTGGAGAGATTTGCGAATACATTGAGCCAAATGTAACAGAAGATTGTATTTTTTATGCAGATGGCGAGCCAGTAGGTTTTTATATGACGAAAATGCCTGAAAAAATGTGCAAACTTGCTGATTTAGCAAATTTAGAATTAAGGTCTAAAAACGTACCAAAAACTGTTATGACAAGGCAGATTCCTGATGGTAAAAATGAAAACGGAACTTATAAATATAAAAATGTAGTTGACCAATATTCAACTATTTTAGGTAGTGTTCCACCAAAGCCACATATGAGAAGGAACTACGCAACCTTGTCAAGTGTTCATGGAGTTAAAACAGCACAAACATTTATAAAATCAATGTTATTACTTGCAAAGGAAAGCGAACTTTTGATTAAAGAATTTTTACCAAAACAATACGGACAGCAAACCGAACTATTTAAACAAGTTCCAGATAAATGGAAGTTTGGAAACCTATTCACCAGTTCAATTTCAAACTACAATATATCTGCGCCATTTCACCGCGATACTGGTAATATAGTAGGGGCGGTAAATGTAATCATTTGCAAAAAATTCAATTCAAAAGGCGGTGATTTGCATATTCCAGATTATAACGCTACCATAGGACAACAAGATAATTCAATTTTAGTTTATCCTGCATGGCGAAATGTACACGGAGTTACACCAATTATACCAACATTTGATGGTGGGTATAGAAATAGTTTAGTATTTTATCCATTAAAAGCATTTAAAGGATTATAATAATGGCATACGACAAACAAAAAATATTCGAACAGGCAAAGGAAATGGTAGTTAAACATAAATTGTTTTTTATAGATGACATCGTTTCTTTTTTGCCTATTTCAACGAGCACTTTTTATGAGTGGAAGTTGCAAGAATCGGAGGAGCTAAAAGAATTATTAACTCAAAATAGGGTTGAATTAAAAGTTTCAATGCGTTCAAAATGGTATAAGTCAAATGCTCCTGCATTACAAATGGCATTAATGAAATTAATAGCAACACCTGACGAACTGAAAAAGCTATCAATGACATATCAAGATGTTACATCTGATGGAAAAGAAATTACAGCACCACCAATGATAAATTTAAGTATAAATTCAAATAAAACAGATTTTGCAAACTCTGAGGATAACGTAGATGCTTAACTTTAAATGCACAGATTTATTTCATGAAAATTTTAATACTACTGAAAAAATAGTAATCAATCAAGGAGGTACATCAAGCTCAAAAACTTACTCTATTTGTCAACTGCTAATTTTAAAGGCTATAACAGAGCCAAACAGCGTTATAACCATAACAGGGGAGTCTATACCTAACTTAAAAAAAGGAGCTTATAGAGATACCGAAACGATACTTTTTAATATTAAAGAATCAAAAGACTACATAGACAGTTGGAATAAGTCGGACCGTATAATATATTTTAAAAACGGTTCTTTAATTGAGTTTGTTTCAAATCTTGATGAACAATCTGCAAAAAATGGTAAACGTGACTATCTTTTTGTAAATGAAGCTAATGGTATACCGTTTAGTATATTTTTTCAATTGGCAATAAGAACAAGAAAGCAAATTTATATTGATTATAACCCATCTGCTCCTTTTTGGGTACATGATAAGCTAATAGGTACAAGTGAAGCAAGCAACGACCTTTCAGCAAGTGTAAAGCTTATTATTTCAGACCATAGGCATAACAATTTTTTAACGGAAGAAGACCATTACAAGATAGAAAATATAAAAGATAAAGAACTTTGGAGGGTTTACGCACGTGGATTAACAGGTAATCTTGAAGGTATTATATTCCCTAATTGGAAAGAGATTCCTGACAGTCAATATCCTGATACTGACTTTTTTGGAGGCTTAGACTTTGGATATACAAATGACCCGACCGCAGGCGTAAAAGTTGCCAAAGTTGGAAACAATATTTTTATACATGAATTATGCTATGAAGCTGGTATTGCTCCTATACAGATAAAACAAATCTATGAATTAAACGGATTTGATGACAACACAACAATATACACAGAGCATGACCCTGACATGGTGACACAGCTTAGAGGTTTAGGTTTGTACTGCTTACCAGCTAATAAAGGTAAAGGCTCTATTAATGCAGGTATAAGTAAGCTTAAAGAGTATAATGTATATTATACAGCATCAAGTAAGAATTTAGCGGAAGAGATTAAACGCTATCAGTGGGTAAAAGATAAGATAACAGGAAAGCCAACTAACTCACCTATAGATACATACAATCACTGCTTTGTTGGTGATACTGATATATTAACAATTAACGGCAATGTTAAAATAAAAAACATAAAAGTAGGTGATTTGGTTTTAACTTCGAACGGATATAAAAAAGTATTGTTAAAACATAATAACGGTAAGCAACTAATAAACAATTATTCATTGCAATTCGATACTTTTTTTGTAAATTTGCTTTGTACTTATAACCACAAAGTTAAAACACAAGATGAATGGATACCAATAAGCAAATTAAAAGAGGGGAGTCAGTTATTTTATTCCAAGAATTTAACGGCAAAAAATACTATTTATACGATAATGAAAAGTATTTTAGTAAAGGCACAAAAAGAATGCATCGAGTTGTATGGGAGTTTTACAATGGTAAAATTGAAAGAGGTTATCATATTCATCACAAAGATGGCAATACTCACAATAATGACATTACCAATCTTAATATTATTAGAGGCACTTTACATTTGCGTTTCACAGGCAAAAAACGCTTTAAAGACAATCCCGAATTTGCTAAAGAATTTCATTCAAAAGGCATTGAGAAAGCAAAAGAATGGCATAAGTCAGATAAGGGAAGAGAATGGCATAAAGAACATGGGAAAAAAAGCTGGATTAATAAACCGTATGCAAAATTTAATTGTGAACAATGTGGCAAAGAGTTTGAAAGTAGGCATAAATACATTGTCAAATTCTGTCATAACAACTGCAAAGCTAAAGCACTTAGAGCAAGGAGAAAGTTATTATGAACAAGTATATGATTTAACGGTTGAAGGTGAACATGAATACTTTGCAAATGGTATTCTTGTTCACAATTGTTTAGATGCGATAAGGTATGCCGTTTATACTCACTTTCACTATAATTGATTATTTACTAATTGTTGAGCCATTAACATATCAATGATTCCACTTTGTTGTAATTGTGTAATTGTTGCAAAATCTAATTTGCTATTATCTTTTAAAATTTCAACATGGTCATAACTTGCTACTATTCGCTGACCTTCTTTTATATTTAAAAATTTAGTCAATTCCTGACAAAACAAATCAGCCTCTGGAATGATAGTATCTTGATAGCATTGAATTAAACTATTTTTTACATTCTCAAAAGTTTGAGATTTTGAACTAAAAATATTAATGTTCAATCCAAAATGGTCTACAATAGTCAAGAAATAAGCGTCTATTTGTTCTAATAAAAGTAAATCCCTCGTTGGATATGTCATTGGTTGCCATTGTAATGCAGATTGCGAAACTATTACTTTTCGCTTACCATCCTCAACGCCATAATCATCTGTATAAGCATTTTCTATTTTACTTTTTTCTTCATTTTTTAACGGCATACCTCCCATTGGCGACTTGTTGTTATCGCTTAATATACCAATAGCCCCTTTTTTGCCACTTATAGAATTTAGATAGTCATAAGCGTACTTTGTATTTGTTATTGGGTATTTAAGAGATTTAAGAGGAGATACACCAATAAGAGGATCGTCAATGTCGGCAACTCGAAGCCATAATATGCTATCTTGTTCAAATGTTTTGTTGATTACTCCATTTACATTGTACAATTCATAATTCTTAATAACAGTATCAAGACTGACTTGGTCGAATACTTTTCCTGTAAGCACAGGTTTTAAGTATCTTGGACTTATTAAGCTTATTGATGTTGGGTACTTTTGGAGGCTTGAGGTTTGATTTTTGTAAATAAAAGCATTTCCATAAACGTCTTTTTGTTCAATGTATGTTTTCAAAAAAGCGTTTAATCCTTGATAAATATTTATGTTGTTTATAAAATTATTAAAATCATTATCTTGAATTATATTATTATCTCTATCAACTAGCTTTAACTCCATATTTGAAAACATAGCTGACTTTTTACGAATAACTTGATTAACGCTGGGGTTCTCATTAAAAATTTTGTATGGTTGGTCTACATCAAGATAAACAGCACCTTCTGTACCTACTACACGACTATTATTTGCATTAAAAAAATACTTTTCGTTCCCACCAAAGAAACCATTTATAAGCGTACCAAATTGTGAAATAAAATTCATAGACTTTTTTTTATTGATTTATGCAAATTTATTATTTATTTTTGCATAAAATACTAAAAAATGATATGATTTTAATTTTATTTGTTAATTTTGCAAAAAATAGAGAAAAACTATGCAAAAATTTGCAAAAAATACAAATAGTCCTATATACTACAAAGCATTAGCAAATACTGTGGAATTACCTGACGCTAATAATAGAGTAGCTATTGCTTATTATGCTTCATTCAATACCATTGACGCTGAAATGGACATAATAAGAAAAGGGGCATTTTTAAAGTCAATAAATGACAGGGGGCCATCCTCAAGTTCAAACAGACAAATAAAATTTTTGCACCAACACAATATACAAGAGCCTTGTGCCACTTTCAATTCATTACTAGAAGATAACATTGGCCTAATTGGGGAACATAAGATTGAGAAGAGCGGACTTGGTGACATCATTATTGAGCGTTATGCAAATGGTATTTATAAAGAGCATAGCTTCGGGTTCCAATATGTTTGGGATAAATGCAATTGGATAGATATTCCATCTGCTCAATTACCTTTAGACATGGAAGATGAAGTACAGGATGATCCGACTAAAACAAGTTCAGTTTTTGAATGCAAAGAACTTAATCTATTCGAGTGTAGTGTAGTAACATTTGGATGCAATGAAAACACCCCATTTTTAGGCTTTAAAGGTACCAATGAAGACCTTATTAAACAGTTAGAAAGCGAATTGAACTACTTAATTAAAAACGCTCCTAACTATGAATACGAACTATCAATCAGACAGTTATACGCTAAACAGATGTCATTTGCTAAGGACTTAGTCGCCAATAACACTAAGGAAGAAAGCAAGCCGATACTAGCAATTAAAGAAAACAAATCATTTTATTCACAATTAATCTAACCATGAAGAAAAAATTTAATTTATTCCTTGAAGAAAAAGGAATTTCTAAAGCTGACTTTCTAGCTAAAGCTGCAGCTGAACAAGGTGAACTACACAATGAGTTCCAAGAATCACAATTTAAAGGACTTGAAGACCTGATTTCTAAAAAATTAGATTCAAGCGAAATCGAATCGTTGAAAAAAGACGGTACTTTAAGTGCTGAAATTAAAGGAGAAGTTGTAAGACTTGCAAATGAATTGAAATCTCTTAAAGAGGTTGCTCCAGTTGCTCAATTCAAATCTGTAGAACAAGAATTGACTGAACAATTATCTTTGAAAAAATCTGAAATTGATTCTATCAAAGATGGTGATTCTAAAAAAATTGTTCTTAGTGTAAAAGCTGCAGCAACAATGACAACAGGAAACGTTACCGCAGTTGGTACTGGTGGACTTTCAATGTTGTTAAATCAGTTTGAAGGTGGTATTACTCCATTACCTCGTTCTGCTCCTTTCTTTGCTGACTTATTTGCTGCTGCTCCAACAAGTGGAAATACCATTTCTTATGCAGAGATGAAAAATCCTGATGGCGGCGCTGGTATGACTGGTGAAGGTACTGCTAAAACACAAGCTGATTTTGATTTAGTAGAAGCTAAAACAAATGTTAGAAAAATCACTTCTTACATCAAAACTTCTAAAGAAGCGCTTGATGACATCCCTGCTTTAGCTGGAGAGATTAACAATGAACTTGTTACTCTTATCAAGTTGAAAAAAGATAGTGAAGTATTAGCTGGTGCTGGTACAGGTAACACTTTAAGCGGTGTTATTACTAACGCTACTGCTTTCACAGGTGGTGCATTAGCTTTATCTGTTGTAACTCCTAACAACTATGATGTATTAGTCGCTGGTATTACTCAAATTGCAACTGCGGAAGTTATTTCAGGTCAGCCTGCTGGCTTTATGGCAAATGTTATTGTTATGAATCCATCTGATGTTGCTTTAATGAAATTGACTAAAGATGCCAACAAAAACTATATTTTCCCTGTTACATTGCCAGGCTCAACCTCTGTAATGGAAGTACCTGTAATTAGTAATGCAAGAATGACAGCTGGTGACTTCTTAATTATGGATAGCTCTAAAGGTAACCTAAGAATTAAAGAAGATATTACGTTATCAGTAGGGTATGAAAACGATGACTTTACTAAAAACTTGGTTACTATCTTAGCTGAGATGAGGTTAGCGTTTTACATCAAATCTCAACACGTTAAGGCATTTGTAAAAGGTACATTTAGCACCGCAATAACGGCATTAACTAAAGCTTAATAATGGCTAAAATTCAAGAATCTACATCTGAAAGTATTGTACTTTTGGATGTAGACCTTGATTCAAGTGTTAATGTAGAAATTTTGAAAGATACCGAGCACTTGAAAAAAGGACAAATACATTCGGTTAGCTATGCAATTGCTTTAATATTTATTGATAAAAAGATTGCTAAAATTATAAAATAAATGGGGTTAATAGTTGTTAAAGACGATTTTACAGGTAAATACGATTTAGTTAAGAGTATTAATGATAAGATTGAATCTTACATTGAAACTTATGAAGAAAGCTATTTACGTGAACTTTTAGGTATTGATTTATTTAATCTCTATAAAGCAAACGTAGTTAATCACTTACCTGTAAATGCTTCTTATTTGACAATTACAAACCCACTTTATATTGAGCAAAACGGTTATTCGATTGTAAGTAAAGGGATAAAAGATATGTTGTTAGGCTTTATTTTCTTTGAATATGTAAGGGATAATAAAATAAAACAGTCAATGAGCGGTTCGGTAGTTAATGGTGTAGATAGTTCTAATAACGACTTCACACAGGAATTTTTATTCCAACGCTATAACGAAAGCATCGACATTTATAAGAATATCCAATTATATATTGAATTGAATAAAGCAACATATCCAACTTATAAAGGCTTTATCAAAGGTTATTCTTATTAATATGGTTAATACAATAGATATAATCAAAGATTTAGTAGCCAATTTAGACTTAAAGCTAAATGTTACAAGTGTGGTAACTGTGGGGACTACCTATAAGTTATTTACTTGTAATACTTATTATTTGGCCCCTCAATCTAAAGTAACTATTAATGCAGTTGTTTATACTGTTGTATCACTTGTTGATAATGAATACATCATTGTATCAGGCGCTTCGCTTCCGATAAAAGGGATTTATTCATTGCCTGCGCCATATTTTACTCATGGTACCGTTAAGCAAGCGAATGAAGAACTAAGTATGGAAAGTGATATGTTTAAAAAGACTCCGATGGTGTTCTTAAGAAGGCCATTTAGTGAGGTGTTTTACAACGGCCAACAAAGCGACGAGAGAAATGTAGATTTAACTTTATACTTCTTAACACAAGCTGACTTTGAACACTGGCAAATTGATTCATTCGATGCAAACGCTATTAAGCCGATGTATAATTTGATGAATGCTTTTATTGCTATGCTTAATAACAACAGGTATATCAATAAAGCCAATATTTCAGAGTTCAGAGTTGAGGAAAAGATAAAGTTTGGTATCTACGTTAATGACAAAGGCTATGAGAATAGCATATTCAATGACACTCTAAGCGGTGTACAATTAAGCTTTAGCTTACCAATTAAAAAAAATTATACTTGTACTTGTTAAAAAAAAATAGTTATGGCAGCATGTGATTGCGGAACAGGTTTAAAAAATACGGGTATTAGCGGATGCGCTAAGCCTATGGGTGTTTATCAAAAGGCGTTCTTTGTTGAAACTTATGATTCAACAGGCGCAAAAAATAAATACGATACAAGCGTACCACTTACTCAAGTAGTATTGGATGCTTTATTGAACAATGCTGATACTTCAAAAAGATGGTACCCTACATCTACTTTGGAAACAGTAGGCGGTGAACGTGCTGATAATGTTGTGGAGACTGCTCCAAGCGGAAGGATTTACTACATTAAAGATGGTATTCGTACTCAATCTTTTGAATTAGTAGGTTTTCCTGCGAAGTACATCGAAGCTTATGAAAGCAATAGATGCGTTACTTTGTCAGTGTTCTATGTAGATTCAGATGGTAACCTTATTGGTGGTGCTGAAGATGGCACTGTTTTATATCCTAAAAATATTGATGCAAAATCAATACAAATTAAGGATGTAAAAATGACTGATACCACTATGGCCAAAATAGTGATGTCTTTCAACTATGCAATCTCTGAAAAAGAATCTTATGAATCTTACATTGAAAGTTCAGCTATCACTGCCGATTTGTTAAATGCTAGCGGTTTAGTAGATGTTAGTATTGAACCAGTTACTACTGGCCAAACCTCTATGACTTTCAAATTGGTTACAAATTACGGATCAGTTGGTAATAAAATTAAAGACAAAGGTTTATTGGCTGCTAATTTCGTTAGCACAGTGGGGGCAGTTGCTTCTAAATTAAGAAACGTGACTACTTCTGCAGATGTTGCCATCACTGGATTAACTGAAAGCGCTGGAGTTTACACTCTTACTTACACTTCTCAAACAATTGGTAACGTGTTAACAATTACACCGCTTGCTAATGGAAGAAGCTATACAGCTAAAAATGTAACAGTAGCTTAATTTTATTAATTCATAAATTGGAAGCCTTAGTATTAAATTACTAAGGCTTTTTTTATTACATTTGCAAAATGTTTAAGCCGTTAAAAAAATTGTGCGATAATGTCAAGAATTTAACATCCGATAAGATATTAATACAAATCTACGCTGACAAAAAAGTACAAAACTTTATAGTAGACTTAAATAGGATAGACCAACTTTTTGAAACTGGAACGGATGCGAACGATAATTTTTTAGGTTACTATTCAGAAGCTACTGAGTTAGTGTTTGGCGGTCGTGAAAGAAATAAAACAACTTCTGACCATATTACATTAAAAGATACTGGAGCGTTTTACAAGTCTTTTTTTGTCAGGATTTACAGTGATGGTTTTACGATAGTAGCAAATTCAATAAAAGATGAAACGGACTTAACCGAAGTTTATGGTAAAGACATTATAGGACTAAGCGATAAATCAAAATATGAACTTTATAAAGAAATTAAACCAAGCATTATCAAATTTATTAATGCAGCAATACTTAAAGGGGTGCTATAATAGCATACATGAATTGCCATTTGTAAACTGGATAAAATTACATGAAGAAAATAAT